GTGCCACAGATTACATGGAGGCGGTTTACTCGCAACGATGGGCAGGCACACGCACCACATCCACACAAGCGCTGTCATGGCCTCGTTATAACGTGTTTGTAAATGGCTATGTCACGTCTAGCAGTGCCGTACCAAGGGCTGTTATTAACGCTTGCTCTGAATTAGCCTTAAAAGCCGCAGCCGGTGAATTGCTCAGTGATTCAACACAACAAAAGACCCGAACCAAAGTAGGTGAAATTGAGGTTGAATTTGATAAATACAGTCCAGCATCTACGCAGTATTTAGCGATAACCGCCTTGCTTGCACCTTACTTCGAGTTAGGCTCTAGCGTTGAACGAAAGGTAGTCAGGTGAGCTTTTACGCTGACATGGCATTGGTTGCAGATAGCACGCTTGCAGACTTGGGGCAGATTGTCACGCTGACAACTAAAACAGTCGGCGCATACAATCCAGCGACTGGTAACGCAGCAGTAACCGTATCAACGCAACAGGTAAAAGCAGTCGTTTTTCCTCGAGGCGCTAAAGACATTGACGGTACCTTGATTCAGCAAGGCGATCAAAAGTTATTGCTGTCTATGGCAGGGGTAACAGCACCACACTTGGATGATACCGTTACGATAGGTGCTACGACTTACACGATTACTTTCATCAAGCTACTCGCACCGGCAGGCATTAACGTGCTGTGTGAGTGTAATATTAGGGGTGTGTGATGGCCGGTAACTTTGCACTGGATATATCGCGCTTTGTTAATCGGACTCATAGCAATGTGGATCTGGTGACTAAAAAAGTGGTGCTGGATATTGCTCGCTCAGTCATTAGAAAATCACCCGTAGACACTGGGAGATTCAAAGGTAACTGGCAATATGGCACCAATGAAATGCCCACAGGCACAACCGATATTCACGACGAAAGCGGACAAGGTACGATTGCTCATATTACGGGGCAAGTGCCACAACAAGCAGCAGGAAAGCTGCACTATATCGTTAATAATATGCCCTACTCAATCAGGCTTGAAAATGGTTGGTCATCACAAGCACCTAGCGGAATGGTCGGCTTAACCGTATCAGAATATCAAGGGATTGTCAGACATGCAGCTCAAGAGGTTAATCCATGAGTATATCAGCTATTCGTAGCACTCTGGAATCAGCGCTAGACGGCATGGCACCAGCAATACAAACCGCATGGCAGAATGTACCATTTGCACCAGTACTGGGTACGCCTTACCAACGAGCGAGTTTGTTATTGGCTGAACCTGACAATCAGGAAAAGGGGTCGAGCTTTCAAGAGCAAGGCTTTTTGCAAGTTGATCTTTGTTATCCACAGTCAGTGGGAGCTAATACAGTAGAGGCAAGGGCAGAATTACTGAGAACTACTTTTAAACGTGGCACTTCACTCGCTAACGGTATTTTGATTTCTCACACGCCCGAAGTAAAACCAGCTTACAACGATGGGGATAGATTTGTTATTCCTGTTCGTATTCGTTTTCACACTTACATTTCACAATAAGGAATAAAAATGGCCATTGCACAAGGCATCAACAAACAAGTCTCGATTAAAAAACAGACTGTCCTAGGAACAGCGGCATCAGGTTCTGGCGGTCAGATTTTAAGACGGGAGCAGTCAACCAACAACCTTAAAAAAGACACTTACGCCAACAACGAAATTGCTAGTCATCAGCAATCGACTGGTAAGACGCATGGCTTACGTTCAGTCGATACGGCTTTAAACGGGGTGTTATCAGCAGGTACTTATTCAACTGTTATTGCTTCAGTATTGCGTGATGATTTCTCAGCTACAACTTCATTAACTGGCTTGGCATTAGCCGTTGGCGGTGTAGCTGGCGCCTATACGCTAACAGGCACAGGCTTGTTAACATCAGGTGGCTTTAAAATTGGCGATGTTATTCGTATCACTTTAGCTACAGGTTTAAACGCAGACTGTTTGAATAAAAACCTGTTAATAACTAATATTACCAACACAGTAATAACTGTAAAAACACTTAATAGCAGCACCATGACAACGGGCTCTGGCACCGCTTGCACATTAGCATTGCCTGGCAAAAAATCAGTTGTGCCTATAACGGGTCATACAAAAGACTATTGGACAGTTGAAGATTGGCAATCTGATATTTCACAATCAGAAGTGTTTTCAGATGTAATGTTCGGCAAGTTGGATATTGGTTTGCCATCAACAGGCAACGCGACTCTTGCTGTAACAGGCGTAGGCTTGAACCGCACAACTGGCATCACTCGCATACTAACCACACCAACGGCTGAAACTTCATCAAATCCATTGGCAGCCATCAACGGTTTATTGATTGTCAATGGTGCGGCTGTTACTAACATCACTGGTCTAACCTTAGCTATTGATGGCAAAGCAGCAGGCATGGGCGCAGTTGTTGGCGCTAACGTAGCTCCAGACATTCAACGGGGTTCAATCGAAGTGTCCGGTTCATTCACAGCTTTCTACCAAGACGCTGTATTGAGTGGCTTATTTGATGCAGCAACACAAGTCAACTTGGTGGCGGTTATTGAGGACAACAGCACAGCATCTTCGGACTTCGTTTCTTTCAACCTATCCAATATTACTCTTGATGGTGACGGCAAAGACGATGGCGACAAGGCAATCGTTAGAACATATCCATTTACTGCTCGTATCAACATGGCTGGCGGCATAGCACTTGCTAACGACCAAACTATATTATCCGTTCAAGATTCATTGGCTGTTTAATAAATAACATTATCGTGGCTTAAATCTGAGCCACGATACCCTTATCGCACAACAGAGATTAAAAAATGGAATTATCAGCACTTGATTTATCAACTACCTCTGAACAAGGTTACGAGTTTGAATTTATCCCAGAGGCTACTGGCATTGGTGAAGGCTTTTACATCACTGTACTCGGAAAGCACGCGGACACCGTAAAAGAATGGACGCGCAAAGCGGTCAACAACATGCGAGATCGTGAACGTATGTTGGCAAAGAAAGGCAAGGACGACTATCGCAAGGTAGAAGAAGATGAAGCTTTCGGCGTACAACTGGCGGCAACCACAATCATCGGCTGGAAAGGTCTGAATGATGGCGGTAAGCCGGTAGAGTTTAGCAAAGAAATGGCGCTGCATATTTGTAAAGTAAATCCTGAAGTCAGAGACCAGGTAAGTGCAGCCAGTGACTTAATGTCAAATTTTATCAAGAGCAAATAGACGAGTTAATTCTATTTGCTGAGAATGAATTAGCATTAGGGGAAAAACAAGGGGATGGCGCGTCATTACGGCATCACCTTGAGGCTTTACAAAGACAAACGGGAGTTACGCCAGAGCAGTTAATATCAGTGCCTTTTCCGGAGACATTGGAGTTTATCTGGCGGGATTTTCTCGAACTGAACGACGCACGAACGAGCAACGGGTACACCGTGAACCCGATAAGTTTTACCGAACTTGACGCATGGAACCGCTTAATGAATAAAAAAGTGACAGCGCAAGAAATCAGCATTATGAAACAGTTAGACGCTGTTTTTATGCACCACTATCAAAAACAACAGGCGGCTACAAAATGACTATGGATATCGCAACGCTTGGCATTAGAGTTGACTCGACAGATGTGCGTGGCGCTACTGGTGAGCTTGATAGACTCGGTGCAGCCGGTGGACGTGCTGCCACATCCATTTCGGCTGTTGAGAGAGCGACTAAATTACTGGCTGGGGCTTTTGCTGGTATTAGTGCGGTAGCTTTGGCGCGAGATCTTCTTAAAACCGTTGAGCAGGTGCAAAATCTTTCTATTCGTCTTAAAGGATTAACCAAAGATGCAGACGATTATGCAAAAGTACAAGCGTATTTAGTCGATATTTCTAACAAGCATCATAAAAGCAATTTAATACTGGCTGACTCATTTAGTAGTTTATTGACTTTAGAGCAATCTGGATTGATTACCCGCAAACAATCAACTGCATTACTTGAGGGCATGAGTAATGCCAGCAGTAAGACAGGCGCATCTACTGAGCAATTAAAACAATCTATGTTTGGCCTGAGTCAAGCAATGGGGTCTGGTGTGGTTCACATGGAAGAATTGAGCCAAGTCACAGAACCCATGCCAGGTTTATTAAATAAAATTGCTGAAGCATCAGGCTATACCGTCGGAGAGTTTAGAAAGCTGATCGCAGAGGGTCGAGTAACTTCTGAAGTATTTGGTAAGGTCATGGTAGGCGCTTTTGCAAGTTATCAAGGGGCAGCAGAAGCAGCTGGTGAAACACTCACCGCAAAATATTCCGATATTGGTAACGCATGGACCGAATTAGCCAGAGCAATAGAGTCGCCCGTTGTTAATACGATCTCGCCCATATTAGAGTTAATTACTGAGCAGATTAATGGACTAGCTAAAGATTTAAAAGAAATTAACGATTTTTATAATCAAGTAAAATCAGCCGCCGGATATAACACGGGGGGCGCTCCCGATAATGGCATGGCTGTAAATCTAACAGGTAGGGCAAAACCACCTGCACAAGTCGATCAATCAAAAACAGATTCAGCCGCGATCAGGACAGAAATTGAAGCAACTGCCGCAAGCACCAAGGGTAAAAAAGCACATAAAGAGGCAATAAGCGAAGAACAAAAAGCCATTATTGCTTTAGCTAATGCCTATGAAAATCAATTAAGTTCACTGCTTAGATCAATCGCTTTAGAGGGCAAATCAAGCGCTACAGCAGCCGCTGAATACGACGTACAAAATGGTGCATTAAAAGGCTTAACAGAAGCTAAAAAGTTGTATTTCTTACAACAAACAGCAATCCTGCAAAATAAACAGCTTGAAACAAAAGCCCATGAGTCCGAAAAGTCAGAACTTGATTCCCTTATAGACAAATACAACCAGCTAACCCTATCAGCACGCGATTACAAATTAACACAACTCAACGCCCAAGGTATTACCGGCACCGAACAAGCGCCGATTATGGCGCAGTTTGATAAGAACACAGGTGCAGAAGCAGCTAAGAAAGCACAGGAAGATGCTAAAACAACCTTAGATGCTTATAACAAGTCACTAGATGATTCAAAGACAAAAACTCAGGATTTAGGTGGCATCACCACAGCCATATTTGATGGCGCATTGGGTGGCATCAGCTTAATGACAGGTGCATTAACCACGATGACCGATTCATTGGCTGAAAATGCTAAAGCAATGGATGAGTTAAATAAAAATCAATTACTCAATAACAGCATTGCAGACCCAAAAGAAAAAGCAGCAAACTTTAAAAAATATGCCAAAGAAGAAGCCGCTTTAAATGCCAAGAACGTACAAGACCAGATGACAGGCACAAGGCAGCTGGCAGGAGCAGCTTCAAAAATGTTTGCTGAAAAGTCAGCAGGTGCAAAAGCCTTCCATGCAATCGAAGTAGGAATTGCAGTTGCTCAATTAGCTATGAGAGCAAAAGACATGGCAATGTCAGCGGTTGCAACAGTTAAGAATATCGCAGAAGGGGCATCAAAGTTATTTGCTCAGTCTGGTTGGCTAGGATTTGCTGGTGTAGCTGCCATGCTGGCATTAATGGCAGGGTTAGGTGCAATGAGCAAAGGTGGAGGCTCGGGTTCTTCAACACCACCTCCAAGTGACACAGGAACAGGAACAGTATTAGGCGACCCATCAGCTGTTTCAGAGTCAATTAGTAAGACGAATGATCTTTTAAAAAGCATCCACGCGTCTGAGTATGTCGAGTTGAGAGGAATCAATAGAGGCGTTAATACCCTAAAAGGCGCTATATCTACAACGCTAGATCATTTATTTCAAACAGGGGGCATGGCTAATTTTCAGCCTATTGCACCCAAAGCGCCCAGCGTATTAGATCAGTTAAACCCGATGTCGGGTGGCGGAATTGGGGCAGTTATCAATACTATGAGAGCGCTTGCCACAGGAGGATTAAGTATTATTTCTGATTTTATTATCAGCAAGATACCTATTCTTGGATCTATCGTAGGTTCTATTAATCGTTTCTTTTTTGGTGGAAAAGTTACTCAATCTGTCGTTGGGCAAGGCATTGGAACAAGCGCAACATCGCTGGGAAGTGTTATAGATGGGGGCAATGTTAATGGCTATCAATATGCAGATATTAAGACACACACATCGGGTGGATTATTCACAAAGAGTAAAGATAGGTATTCGACACAATATCAAGCATTGAGTTCAGATACACAAAAATCCTTTAACGATATATTTTCTTCAGTAGGAGATACGATTGTCAGTATTGCCGGAACACTTGGGAAAGCAATTAAAACTGATTTAATGCCACGAGTTATGTCGGCTGTCATCCCAGCCATGCGTGTCAATCTTATGGGCTTAAGCGGTGAAGATGCAGCTAAAAAGTTAAATGGCGTTATCTCAGCAATGATGGATACGATGACCACGCAGATATTTGGAGACATCGTAGGCAAATATCAAAAGTTAGGCGAAAGTATGCTAGAGACGACTGTTCGCATGGTTTCTGAAATTGTCATTGTTCAGGATGCGCTCAAGCAATCAGGACTCAAGTTATTGGCAGCAGATGTTATAGCGGTCAGCGATGCTATTGTTCAAGCAGCCGGAGGACTGGAGGCGTTTCAAGCTCAGTTTGAGGGCTATTATGATAAATTTTATTCGGAAAGTGAAAAGACTGCTCGACTTAACGAAAGGCTTGTTGGCTCATTAGCAGAAGCCAATATTATTTTGCCGACAACTAGAGAAAATTATAAAAAGTTGGTTGAGGGTTTGAATATGACAAACCCACTTGACCAGCAGCGTTACAGTTTATTGCTTGAATTGAGTGCGGCAGCCGATACTTATTACTCAATGCTTGAGTCAGGGGCTGCTGATGCGGCTAAGATTGCCAAAACACAACGGTCGCTTGATATTCAATACATGGAATTAACGGGCAATGCCGTTGGCGCACTGACTGAAAAGCGCAAAGATGAATTAGAGGCGATGGACGCAAGTTTAAGGATAACTCAACAAGGCGTGTATATCCTTACTGATGCCA